ATCTCGCTCGCACCGGCACATAATGCTTCGGGTTTTTCTTGCAACATCTCTACCGCATGAGCAATACGTTCTGGGGGATAATAATCGTCGTCGTCCATATATACCAGAATAGATCCCGTTGCTTTTTCATGCATGAAATTGCGTTTGGCACCTAGTGCCATTTTCTTATCGACGGGAAAATACTGGATTTGTGGAATATTGGCGGCGTCTAAGAGATCCTTTATTTTATCGGTTCCATCATCGACAATAATCCATTCGATTCGGTATTTCGGATAGGTCTGATTGCGGAAACATTCCAACATTGCAGGAATGAAAGGACGGCGATTGAAGGTCGGAGTACAAACACTGACGGTTGGATAGAGTTTTTTCTTTGGATGGGAAGAATTCGGTGCCATATTTTCTTGTTTTTGGATTTATTTCTTTGTTGGGATACTACAAGAAAAAAATATATATGTTTATGTTTTTTTCTTGGGATTATTCTTTTCAGGCAATTATTCTTTTCAGGCAATTATTCTTTTCAGGCAATTATTCTTTTCAGGCAATTATTCTTTTCAGGCAATTATTCTTTTCAGGCAATTATTCTTTTTCTTTTGGTGGTATTTGGACATTGATACCTTCTACATCGACATCGTCTTCTTCGTCTTCTTCTTCTTTTTCTTCTCCTGGTCCTTGAGGAACCTCTAATCCCTCACCATAATCCATATTCGCTAGAATAGTAGAAACCATGGTAGTAACTTTCGGATTGGCACCAGCACGAGATAAAATATATTGAAACATAGAAGATAAAATATTCGGCATTGATTTTCCTTTGGCGATTTTACTTTCAATAAAGGTTTGTATTTTTTCTTGAGAGAAAATATTCGCCAATACCTCATAAATATCCTTGTTATTCTCCAATAAAGATTGAATATCCGCTTCCACTTTTTTGGTTTCTTCGACATCGGTAGAATCGACATTTGTTACAATTTCGTTCAAGTATCCGGTTATTTCTCGTAGAGTAGCTTTATCTTCTGGTTTTAAAGCAGTAAAAGTATCATCTCCCAAAATACTCCTAGAAATGACATTATCGGAAAGAGCATTACGAATATTTCTTGCAGTTTGTCCCACGGTTTTCGACAAGAAATTATTCCCTTTATTCGAGAGATTGGTAAGGGCTCTCTTACGATATTCGGATAATCCTTCGACACCTTGTTTCGCACGTTCGAACATACTAGGTGCGGAAACCGTTATAGTGGTTAAAGTATCCGCATTTGCAGAACCAAGGCCGAAAACACTAGTCACCAGTAACCATATCGTAACCCCTAGAATAATCAAGAAATAACACAAGAATATCTTCGCACTTTCTCCATTATAGTTCAAAAACGTGGCGATGGTTTTGACAATAATATACAACATCAACAAATAGATGAATATCCAAGAGAAATGTGGTTCGACTTGTTCGTTAATGAATTTCCATAATCCGATCGTATCCTCTCCGGCTTTACAATAATTCTTGCCGACTCCCGAACTTCCTCCAATATGTGCATTGATTTCTTTTATTTTATCTCCGATATTCACGATTTTCGCTTCCCATAACAGACCGAGACCGGAAGTCGTATAAAGGAAAAATAAATATACCATGATTTGGGATATGAATACCCCGAAAAAAGCAATCAAGAGACGAAGAATATTTCCTATACAAGAAGACAAGAATAAACTATAGAATCTGGCCCATGCAATTGCATTCTCGACGGTCATGGAACTGTTAAAAAATGCGCCTAAACAAGAAACGATATTTAATATCAAAATCAATACCGAAGGACTGCCTCCTAACATACTATCTATGGACATGGCGGCATTCGGACCTTGGGTGAAAGCAATAATCATCGTATGGAGTAGAATAATAAGAAAACATAATTTGGGATAATGAATGACGCCGATGAAATTGAAAAAGGCGGGGATGAGCCAAGAGTATATATATCCCATAAATAACATCGGATATCGGATATCTCTCATTAACCAATCATCCATGAAGGATTTGAAGACTCCTCCAAATATGAATCCTTGTTTCGGGTCGAAATGGGAGGTTTCCGCTTCCCAATTGTAAATAAATACAAAATAATAAATATTATAGGTGATGATATAACTGAAAAATACGAGAAAGAATTCGAATATTAAGTTTTGCAACCATTTGGAATTTTCTTGCCAAACGGTATCTAGAGGTTTCCCGGGAGGAAGAGAATTCGTTTCTATATCGTTATATCCGATGACCTTTGCCAAATTTCGGAAATCCGAATCAATGTTATTATACACTTCTTGTAAAGGTATGATGGACGTAATATTCATTAATTTTCCCATTATGTTTTGTTGCTGTTTTTCTTTCTCTTTTTCTACATCTGCTGTGGAGGGTTTGCTTTCCGCTCCTTCTTGAAAGTTTTCTTTTCCCCCCTGCCGAAATTCTTTCTCTCCCTGCCGAAATTCTTTCTCTCCCTGCCGAAATTCTTTCTCTCCCTGTAGAAATTCTTTCTCTCCATGTAGAAATTCTTTCTCTCCCTGCCGAAATTCTTTCTCAACAAAAGACCCATATGTAATTGGTTTCGGTAGTTCATAAATAGTAGATATATCGGTAGTTACTAATGGTCTAGTATAACCCGTTGCTTTTTTTTTCTTGTAGATATTTTTGATTTTTTCTTGCATTTTCTCCGGATCGTCTTTTTTCTCTCGATCTAAAACCCCATGATCTTTTTCTAAATGTAAATCCATAGTATTAGGATTATTTCAATTTGTATTACACTGATAAAAAAGAAAAACGATTACAAACCACCAAGAACAAACCACAAGAAAATAAACATATTCATTTCTTGCACAGACAAACAACCAGAAAACAAATATATTCATTTCTAGTAAAAACCACCCAGGTAAATCACAAGAAAACACACCATTATTTATTCTAGGACTATTCCTAGGATAAACAACAAGACCAAATGGTAGAGGAGGGGGTTGCGGGGGAACCTAGGTTCCCCGCCTACCGTGCATACATCAATCCACAAGATCCACCAATAAACGACAAGATATTATATCTCTCTTCAAACAACGTCAAGTTATAACCATATTCATATAGTTGCCAATTCGATTTACTCACGGCAATCGGTTGTCCATTCGTTCCACAAATGACTTGATAGGAAGATCTCAATTGATCGACTTGAGGAACAAACGTCGTGAATTCCAATTCGATATTCTTGAATTTCCCTAAATTGATTGCACCAGAAGGTTGATATGTATAAGGATTCGTATCTAAACAGAAATTATAACAATACAATCCTTCTTTTCCGAAAGCATTGGTACGGGTATATTTTTCGATATAATTATAAATCGGTGCAGTCAGTGTATTCTCTCGATATTTCCCATCTAGTAAAATCCCCATACTTATCATGATTTCCTTCTGGTTATCCACACTCGCATTTCCAGAAGTAAAAAGCCCGGAATTCACTCCGTTGGGATGCAAGAAAGGTCCTATATTCCGTAGGTTTGCAAAGGTATTCGCAGAAGTTTGCGGAGCAATCGTGACATCCGACGGTAGATTTCGATAAGGCCAATTCGTATAATTCGACCATTCATTTCGGAGATTGACATCGTTTCTCTGGAAAAACCACATCCAACTAGAAATCATTCCATTCGAAGTGAGAGATACGGTTTTAGCTCCCGAGAAATTATCGAAATGATATTCGAATACTTCTTTGACTAAATAGATTTGTTCTTGAGATGCGAATAATTTGGCTTCGTCTTTCGATAAGAAAACATACGTCGAAATCAAATGTACATCGGCATTCCAATTACTGATGAAATTCGTATATTTGGCACCTTCGACGCTGGTATCTGTATCGGGGGGAGACTGCAAGAAACGATACATTTGAAAACGGGCTTGATTGAAATCGGGTTGGATATAAGGGAAAGAATTCGAATAATCGAATACATCACGGACTTGGAATAGTTCTTGAATAGGTCGCAGCGTGACATGTATTTCTAGTTCGTTGTATTGGAGAGAAATGAGAGGGAAGGCGCATTTACTATCGAGTCCGAACCAGGTATTTAGAGGAATATAGAGTTGCCGACCACGGATCGATGGTTCGGTTCCGGTGGCAGTGGTCGTATTTTCATCCGACGAATCATAATACGCACTCGGATATGTATTCGATCGGCCGTAGGCATCCGATGGACTGTATAATTCTCGCACGTTTCCCGACATGGTATGGAAGAGATCTTTTTTCTCTCGTGTGAAATCGCGTTCTACCATTGCGGCTAAATACGCACCGGAATATCTAGCCAAAGTGAAAGAACCCGAAATGATTTGTATTTCTTGGATGATATTCGTGCCAATATTACGAATCCATTGGAAATCGTACGAAGACCAGAGATAATTCGTATCTTTGGTAGGTGGATAAATCGGACTCCATATATCTGGGAGAGTGATTCCTAGATACGTATCCATCAGAAGTTCCGCATACCGGGGTACTTTGAAAATGAAGGTCGAAGGTTCCGTTAAACGGAGATCGCGGACACCATTGTAATCTAAACGGAATTTCTGTAGTCCGAAGTTGGTATATTTGGAATACGTTACTCTGAAAAAGGTTTTAGAAGGATTTCCGGTAAGAAAAATATTGGCATTTCCTAATGCGATGATATTTAATAAACCACCCGCCATTTGTTTTTTTATTTATAGAGAATGTTAGTATAACTACTATATATTTTTCTTTTTTATTTTCTTGTGTTGGTTTTGTTTTGTCTTGTATTGTCTTGTCTTGTTTTGTTTTCTTTTCATCTCTCGATCTCTCGTTTTCTTTTCTTACCGAATAATAGAAAAGAAAACGAGAGAAAACCAGAAACAATGGAATTCTATAAAAAAATACTGATTTTATGTATTGTTCTTTTAACCATGTATATCTTATTTCGTCTCTTGTCGAAACGATGGCAAATACAACAAGAAAATGCAATTGCGGATGCTTCTAAGGTTAATGGAATCGAACCTTTTACTTCCGAAATCCAACCTCAAAACACGAATAATGCCGATCTAGCCTTAATTAATTATGTAGTGAAAGGATCTTTTCATAGTGCCTATAATTACAACACGAATAAAATCGATTTGAAAATCCTAAGTACGGTTTTACAACGCGGAGTTCGTTTCTTGGATTTCGAAGTATATTCGGTCAATGGAGATGCGGTAGTTGGATATAGTTCTTCGTTAAATCCTTCTTCCAATACCATAGAATCGTCGAATTCTCCGGATGATTCCGATACACGCCTCTCGGCGGTTTTCAATAAAATCAATTTACAAAAACCCCCGAATTTGACCGATCCGCTTTTCATTCAATTACGTATTAAATCGACACTACCTGCATTATATTCGAAAGTAGCACGGGATATTGATTTGGCGTTTTCTGGTGTATTGTATTCGAATCCAGAAGCGGGTCAGGATGGAAGATGGATCGATTTGCAAAAACCATTATCGACTTATAATGGAAAAACCATTATTGTGATCGATAAAATCAATTCTACTTCTGGTTATTCCGATCTGGCGAAATGCAAAAAGGAATCGGGAGAAGGATGTTATGATTTGAATAAATATGTGAATTTAGAAACCGGAAGTGATGTTTGTTTATCTACTACACATGTAACCGTAAGTGCAGAGAGACCAAAGACACTACATGTAAAAGACGATAATGTAACCGTGGAAGTGGATGGTAAAGTGCCAACCAAATGGATATTTTCGATGCCGAATCCGATGGATAGTACGAATAAATATGATATTGGAGATATGATTCAGAATCATGGCGTCAATATTGCGCTATTCCGATTTGATCAAGACGATACAACGACACCCGGATCGAATTTAGCCAAATATGAGAAAATGTTTGGAAATAGTTCATATTTGACCATGGTCAATGCACTGCAGAATTTGAAAAATGGTTAGAATGATTTGCTTCGCTGATCATTCTAACCATTTTTGTCCCAAAAGACTGAAAAATGGTTAGAATGATTTGCTTCGCTTCGCGAATCCTTCTAATTATTTTTGTCCCAAAAGACTGAAAAATGGTTAGAATGAGAGAAAAGAGAGAAATGCAAGAAAACAAATATTCCATATTCTGATTGTTTTATACGAAAAATTGATGATGATTTTCTTGCAGTTCCTTTTTTCAATTTAATTTAAATATATCGAATCCAAAGAAAAGAAAATGACGAGAAGAAAAGATACTCTCCGAAACAGAACCGAAAGAATCAGAATTGCACAACAAAAAAGAGATAGTCGTTTAGAAATACGAAAACGAGAGAATCGAGAGAATGAAAAAGTTATTCGGCAAGAAAAACAATTATTGTGTCAAGTAGCCGAATTACCACCGGAATTGATTCGTCTGGTATATGGTTTTATGGGCGGAAAGGCCAAAATGCTCTTCTTTCCAAAATACGAATCTTTGCATCGTGATTTTTGTCCTCTTGAATTCGGAATGGGATTAGACGAGATTTTCAGAAAAATGTCGAATGACCAGATTTTGGATCTCATTTATACGGGGACTTTGTTGAAATATCCGGAAATTATCGGCACTCTTTCGTATGATTATTATTATTCTCTCATTGATCAAGATTTTCATACCGTGACCGGATACGAATTATTGAATTTATGGGTAACCGGTAAATTATCGTATAATTTCATACAAGCCGAATATTCAACGGATGAAGAGTCGAAACGAGATATTGATGACAAAATGAGAGAAACCATTGCATCTAGTATAAAATTGTATATTTCGAATATTATTTCGAAATATTATACTATCCATCGACAAGTATGTTACCTTACCTCTCATCCTCATTCTCGCACTTCGAATGACAATAAGAAATCGGACGATTCTTATCGTGATTTATTCTTGCGAATGGAAAAAGCCATGTATTTATTTCGTGTAGTTTCGCGATTTATCCCAGAACGAGAGATAGATCTTAATATTCAGACCGAGATCCAAACCGATTTTTCGATCGAATATGAATATACATTCACTAATGAACTACTAATCCCTACTCCTTTATCCATGCCCATTCAAACTTAAATTCCCAATCCAATCCAACCAATCCAACCAATCCAACCTATTTTTTTTCTTGCATTTCTCCAAGAAAAAAAAGACTACGATCTAACCTAATATAACCACTTTACAAGGGTTCATAAAACAATTCTTCATAAATCTCGAACCATCCATCTAATATTTGCTCTTCTTTACATACAAACGGTTCATCTAACATCATATCGAACAAATCTTCTCCATCTACAAAGAAAGTACGCATTCCTCTATCTTCCATTTCCTGTAATAATTTCGTACATTCGTGGCATTCTCTCCAGAAAACCGTATATAATGGACCCTTTTCTTGCGTTTCTTGTTTTTCCATTTCTTTTTCTATTTCCATTTCCCAAGTGGATTCCCAATCCAAATATAGTTTTTTTTTCTTGGGATCCTCTGGATCTGGAGAAAGAAGGGTGAGAGAAAGACGGGTTTTATTTTTTGTTGGAAGGTTTTTGGTTCTTCTAATAAGAAAAGAAGATATTTCCTTTAGGGAATGCAAGAAAAGGATTGAAACGGTAAATAATAATAGTGCATTCATTTTGTTTTCGAATGAAATCAGAATAAGATAAGATAAGATATATTTTATTTTTATAGTAGTACATTTCTATTTCATTTTCATCAATTTTTTATTTTTCTATAAAACCAACCCTTTTTATGAACTTTTCGGTGGTAAATAGAAATTCATTCCATAAGCAGGACATCCGACAATATGCATATCGAGTTGATTGGTACGACGCAAGACATCATACACTGCATCGATATTCGGATGGGAGAATTTAATAAATCGCGTCACATTCGACAAATAATCGGTCACACACACTTTGGATTTCAGCAAGAAATCAATCCCGATGAGCATATCGGTGGTATGTTCTCGGATTTCGGCGGGTGTTTGCATTTCGATTGGTAGGTACGCTTTCAAATTCTCTCGATGGGTTTGGAGATAGTCGCGATTTTGCGGTATGCGGATTTTCTGGATTTCGGTTTCGAAATCGGGAGATTGACAATAATCATAATAATGTTTTGTAATCACCATTCCGCCGCGTAATTCTGGTTTGCAGAGAGTATAGAGTTGAATATGTTGGAGTTGGGGAGTTTTTTCTTGAAAAGCGAGGAGTTCCAAGAAAACATTATAATCATCGGTCTGGACGAAAACGGTTTGCACGGTTGGATATATTTCGACCAAATAGGTCAGATAATGTTCGGCGGAAACCAAGACCGATTCTTCGATTAATTTATCGCCTCTTCTTACGAAGATAGAGCCATATTCTTTAATAAAAGAAGAAGAGGAAGCGGATATGTTTTTTCTGGTAATGTTCTCTCGGAACTGATCGAAAATATGATTGGCTTCTTCTATTTTTTGATTTATTTCGGGATTCAAACGATATATTTCGGGAATGATGGTGCGATATAAAATCATCGGATAATTGGCTAAAATCTTGGCATGACCATGGATTTCTTTTTCTATTTGGTTTGATTGACTAGAAACAAAAGGATCGCAATCTATCGGCAAGAAATAATCCATCCATCCTTTTTCGGCTTTGAAAAGCCAATTCTCCGTATTTAACCGGAAACTGCGTTTGTTGATTTTGGCGTATAAATAATGATTGATCATGAAAAATAGAGAAGAGAAAAAGCCGGCATCTTTGGTTTCTAGAAACGAATAAATCATTGTTTTTCTAGTGGTTCTTGTTTTTATTTGTTTTGTTTTTGATTTACTCTGGAAAATATAAGAAAAAAACATTTATTATCTTTTGTCTTTGCATTGTGACTTGGTTAAATTAATAATCTCCAAAGATAGATCCGATGATGACTTCTCCAATTCCCCATCCTACTCCGGTTGCTACTCCGGTTTTCAATGCTTGTCCGAAAGTAGTTCCGTCTTGAATTACGACGGTATTTGCAGGTGCTTGAGCGGGAGGTGCAGCTAGAACTGGTGCTTGAACGGGTCCTTTCGCAGGAACCTCAACGTATATTACACGAGGCGGGGTTTTTTTCCCGAATCCGAAGAATCTACCACCTATTTTCTTGTTCTTAGTACGTCTTATACCTTTTTGAACGATTTTCTTTACACTCGATTTGGGAATAAAGATTTGTCGTTTCAGAACCCCGTTTTCATATTTCTTGAAAATATCTCCCTTCATTTTTTTGCCAGTGGTTGTATCGATGTTCTCCGCCTTTTCAACCGCATAAGAAATACCTTTCTTGGGTTGAGGAGGTTTATTTACTAAACGATTGAATTTCTGGATTTTTATTGTTTTTGTTTTGGGCACCTTCAGTTTAGCCTGTTTTTTCGATGTTGTTTGTTTTCTTGTTTTAGCATTTTGGTTCGTCATATTTCTTATATATTTTCGAGAGATAATGTTTCCAAGCTTACTATATAAGGTATTTGGATAGGATCGAGAGAAATGCCAAGAAAAACAAAAAGGAAATATAAACGTAGATCTTCTAAATCTGTCACCTTTTCTAGAAATGTAGGTGGTTTTGGATTAGAATCTGAACTAAATACGGATCCAGTGGAAGGTTTGATCGGATCCGAAGAAGGTGGGAGAAAAACCAGAAAACATCGACGAAAATTCAAGAAAGTTCTCTGTAGTCCGGCCAAGAAAAACAATATTGCATCGTCTTGTTATTCTGCTTCGGAATTGTCGGTGATTAAAAACGCGTTTAATAAACATCACGTTTCGAATAGCACAGGATCTGGTCTCCAGATCCATTCTAAGGATCCGGATCAGATTTTGAGAGAATTGCGAGAAAAAAATGCACATTGTACTACGGAGCTTTGTTGGCTTCATGCTGTGGATAATAAGGAGTTACGAGAGAAAATTCAGAAAGAAGCTTTCCGACCGATACAACCTGCCGAATGGCGTTCGAAACCGGATGCTTGGTTATCGAATTTCGATATTGATGCGGTGATTCAACAATATGAAGCGGCGTATCCGGAATTCGTTTTCTTGGGAC